GCCAATTTTCAGACAGATGGCTTTCTTATACGGAAAGTCAACATAAATATTATTGAAATCCTCCGCAACCTGCTCACACCGTGCAGGTTCATCGCCCATATAAAGAGGCGTAGTATGAACTCCGGGTCCCTTCATAAAAGCAAACACGACAAGAGTAACCCATACATCTACCATAATTAATTCTCCTTTGTTGTGCTATCCAACAGTGCATTGATTCTGAATCTTTCAAAAGGAAGACCATCAAACAAGATATTGGTGGCTAGTTTTCTAATTCTATCTGAAGATATTCCAGCAAGTTCGCATACCTCTTCCATGTCTTCTGAGGTAACACATGCTGAAACAACAGTAAGCCATCTGGTTGCCGCTCTACGATGTTCCACGATTGCTTCTGAATCTGTATTTCGTGGTTCCTTGGTGGCATCAAGAAGAGCCTGAGCCACAACAGCAAGCCAGAGAATTTGCTCAGGACTCCAGTATTGATCTGAAGTCCTGAGCATACTCAATGATACATAGTCCAGATCATCATGATCTGTCTGTTCTATATCAAAGATACCCACTTGTTTATCAAGCCGTCTTTGGGCGGTTTCTGTAATTCTTGGAGAGCCAGTAACGAATGTACTTCTTGTTCGTCACAGGATTGTGACGCTCCTCTGAAATAATGTTGTATCCCTTCTGACGTAGGCGATAGACAACATCACGGAGAGACATGATGCCATAGTCAAGCATTGCTTCCCGTGCTGAGATATGGCCAACATTGGTCAGGTGTTCTTCAACGGTATTAAGGTTTGCAGTAGTCATTGATTATTTCCTCTAGTAGTTGGTTGAATTCAGGAACAACTTCTTTAGGGATAAACTTAATCCCCATGATATTGGCGTTGTAATACTCTCTGTCTTCCACGCCATCCAGCCTTGAAGTCAAAGCGTCAAGCTTGTGTTGAGCATTGGCTTCATAGTAGGTAAGTCCACCACGAGTTTCAAACTGTCGAATCATGATGAAAATAAAATTATTAACCCCGTACTTCTTGATATCTTGATTGAGGTACTTGGAAGAACCCTTGTATGTTTTCCAATCAGTGTATCCAACCGGTTTGTTTTTGAGATATCGTTTGTACTGTTTCTTACCTATATATTTCTTGTCATTCTTTTTGTTATAGACAAGGTATAAAAAACCAAAGAACCACTTGGGATCTGGATCGCCTTGATCCTTAGAATGGATCACCCATGGTGTTGGTGTAGTATCGTGTCTTACCGTCCGAGCCTGTTTCGTAGACGAGGCCGATTCCTTGGTTCGAGTCTTCCCAGCACTTGTCCTTGAAGTCGCAGTAGATGCACCCTGTCTTGAGATACTCTCTACCATCCCTAGCTTTAGCTGGGGTGTAGCATCTTTCGGGCGGAGTTTCTTTTGAGATGATGTCCTTAACTTCTTTGATTCGTTCTCTGGCATTGGGTAACTCTAAATCATGCACAGGCATATAACAGATTTCACCTGATTCCTTGTTAATGACAAGGAAGCCTCCCTCATTCTTCATGCCATCAGCTTGAATGTAGGCACCAAGCTGGTGCATGTATCCAAAGGGGTCATCCATAAGATTACCCTTTTTGAATTTACTAAAGGAGTAGCCTGATGCGCTTTTGCAATCAACAACATATCCATTGATCTTGCAATCAATATGCCCACGAACCCCATCAAGTTCATATTCTTTTTGGGAATCAGAGACATCATAACCTGCTGTCTTTACAAGAAGAAGGAGGAGGGATTCAAGAATATTTCCATAGGTAAACTTTAGTGCTGTGTCATATGGAAGGGAGTTATATGAGGCATCACTATAGGTGTGTGCCTTGTACCACAGCTGTCTATTTTTCTTCCCCAAAGAAGAGAATCGGAGGATATTATTCTCTTCAGTATCTCTTGAATCCCTCCTGTCAAATAGACTGATGACAGCATTCCTTACTTCTTCAAGGAAGATATCCAAGTCTTTTGCAGAAGGAGAAGACCCACCATTTTCAATGGTTTCCCGGATATCTCCAGTGATGTTGGAAAGTGTCATCAGTCTACCTGTTTCTTAAAACGGCAGATCATCATCAGGATTTGAAGCACCTGATGAAACAAAGCCGTCTTCTTCACTGAAGCCATCATCACCAGTGTATTCCACAAGGTTGATGATCTGTACCTTTTCGAGGGTGTAACCCCACTTCTTCCACTTGGACATCCAGAACTTTGCAATCAGAACCTTTACGTCTGAACCCCAGCCAAGTCGGTTCAGAACATCTGAGGGCACTGTGTTCTTCTTGGCATCCAGAACAAGCGGTGGCTCATTCGAGGTGCCATCAGACTTCTTCACATTCTTATGAAGAGAGACATAAGGATTATCCATGATGCTTGTCGCATCCTTGACGGTCATACCATTGGATGATGCAACATCCTGCATGTCATTATCGAGTGACAGTGCCATGCCCCAACGTGGGGTATAGGCAGTATCCGGGAATTCAGGGTGAAGATGACCGTAGAACATCTTGCCTGAAAGAATGAAACGCTCTGACTTATTGGTGGTATCAGCTGCGGGAGTATTAGCCATTTGTGTATATTCCTTTGTGTGTCTATTTGTGTAAGTAGGAAGCCTTATATAGGCCTATATGATCTTGGTGTCAATGGGTTTCGGCCCAATTTTTTCCTGTCTTGACATCGCATCCAAGATCGCAACGAAATTTAAGAATTTCTCTGACATTCTTTATAGCTTCATGGGCTGCTCCTGTTAGTTTATCCACGTCATTCTCATGAACTTCCCATTGCATTTCATCATGGATGTTAGCAATGGGTGTTGCTCTTAATGATTTCTTGAAGGCAATGTAGTACATTTGGATTAACCAATGCTTGCAGATGATAGCCCCGGCTCCCTGAAGAAGATAGTTGAGTCCTGTGTGCTGGTGTTCCACCGGAACTCGGCGACCGTCCAAGCCCGGAATGTACTGCTTCTGAACCGTCAGGTCAACCCTCTGCTTCAGCCGCTGAAGTTTCGGTAGGGATGACATGAAGTTATCGATTAATCTCTTTCCATCATTCGCTGATCCTCCGACAATCGCCCCAATCTTTGCAGGGCCAGCACCATAGATCAGGGCATAGATGAATGTTTTTGCCTGATCTCGTGTCTCCAAACCAGCCTTGTTCTGATTGAAGGTATGGATGTCTCCCTCGATTACCTCTTTTGAAAAATCTTCATCATCCATGTAATGAGCAAGACAGCGAAGTTCCAGTGACTTTGCATCACACCCTAGAAGAATATGGTCTTTTTCTTTGGGGATCCAAACCTCACGGCATTGATATCCATAGGGTGCCCGTGTACTTGGAACCTGAGCCATGTTTGGATTTGAATGTGTCATTCTTCCAGTAACTGTTCCAAGTGTATGTACACGACCATGTACAAGATTAGACTCATCAGCAGCATTAATCCACGACTGGACTTGGGCATTCCTCTTTTGAAGCGTCAGGTAATCAACAAGCTTCAAGGATTCATATGTGTTGATGTCCTGAAGAATTTTCTCATCAACCATTGGTTTCCCTGTTTCTGTAAACTTATCTGGTTTCCATCCAAATTGTTTGATTAGTCGATCCGCAATCTGCTGTCGGGATCCGGGATTAAAAGGGATAATCTTTGTCTTGGTCTTTAGATGAATTGTTGTAGGCTCAAAGATTTCCTGTAGCTCCTGTTCAATCTTATTGATATTGTCAGAAAGAAAAGAGGAGAACTCCATGACCTTTGGCATATCAAGACAGAAACCATGTTCTTCCTGTTTATGAATTATGTATCGAACTTTCTTCTCAGTCTCAATAACGTTATCGGGAATATCTTTATTAACAAGGGCCATCCATACTTTGCCATTGAGATCAACATCCTGCATACAATACGTCAGCATTTCCTGAGTCAGACCTGATTTAAAATCAGTAAACTCAATCTTTGGAAAATTCAGGATCTGCCCCCAATTTTTCAGAGAGTGTCCTCCATTTTTACGGGGGTCATCAAGCTGAGATAGAAGCAGGGTGTCCTCAATTTGATTCAGTTTGATATCCATATTGAGAAGCTTGTTGATAACAGGAATATCAAATGAAATCAGATTGTGTCCAATAAAAATAACATCATGATCCTTGATGAATTTTTTTCTGAACTCATTCAGAGACGGATAACCAAGACCTCCTGCATATGTATATATCTCATGTTCTTCAAATGATAACTTTTTGTTTGAAGGAAGTCCATTAATCTTTCTCAGGATTATGCAGTAAATCTTTGTGGCATTAAGATCGTCAGTCTCAATGTCAAGAAGATACCTTGATGTCATGGTCAATCATCCTTCCGATCATTTCATTGAAAGAAACTTCCGGCTTCCAACCAAGTACGGTCATGGCCTTTGCCGGATTTCCGCATAGGCGTGTCACATCATTAGGTCTGATATCGGCAGGGGTGTTATGTACTACAAGATTGGACCAGTTGTCAATACCGATATAACCGAAAGCCGTATCGAGCAAATCCCTGATTGACCGTGTTTCTCCAGTGGCAAGAACATAGTCATCCGGATATGAATGCTGGAGCATTTTCCACATACCCCTGACATAATCTGGTGCATAGCCCCAGTCTCTGACTGATGAAATATTTCCAAGATGGAGTTTGTGATCGGCGTTATGAATAAACTTTTTATAATCAGCCACCCATGAAGTTACCTTTCTTGTTACAAAGTCCTTACCTCGACGTTCACTCTCATGATTGAAGAGAATCCCGGAACATGCCCATACATCATAGGATTCACGATAGACTGATACCATGTGATGTGCTGCTGTTTTTGCTACGCCATAAGGTGAATAAGGGTTCAGTGGTGTCGTTTCATCAGCACTCTCTGAGTGAATTGTCCCATACATCTCTGATGTTGATGCCTGATAAAATCTGGTGTGCTTTGATGTAAGACGGATGGCTTCCAGAATATTCAGCACAGCCATGGCATTTGTATCAAAGGTGATATCCGGATTGCTGAAGGAATATCCTACATGTGTCTGGGCTGCCAGATTATAGAATTCATCAGGCTTATGACTGGAGATAACCTGCATCATAAAAGATGAATCACAGATATCCCCATTGATTTCCTGATAACATGGATAGTATTTGAAATAAAGATCATTGTTATTATACTGGTTTACCTTGTACGTAGGTCTACGGGAAATACCGATAACTTCATATCCCTTGTTTAATAGTAGATCAGCCAGATAATATCCATCCTGTCCACTGATTCCGGTGATGATAGCCTTGGTCATTAGAAAGCCTCCTCGATGTCTGCTTCAAGATCTTCAAATGTTTCATTGAGCCGCCCGGTTTCCTTGCTCCAGACAAGGCGGGATGTAGGCCCAGTCTCCCCGGAAAACCGGTTCTTCAGGACACGCACGATGGTGGTGTTCCGGACAACGGGGTCATCATCCTGTGAGTTTCGTTCCAGACCTAGAACGATGTCAGATAGCTGGGCAATACCTGCGGAGCCTCTAAGCTGAGACAGGGTTGTGACACCACCGATCTCATGGCCTCCTCCATTCTGTGGACGCTTCAGGTGGGAGACAACGAAGAGACTGATGTGGGTCTCTTGTACCAGCATGCGTAACTTGGTCATGATCTCATCAAGGGCCTTGCGTTCATCCCCGTTCTCCTGAGAGGAGACAATGATCGAGATGTGATCAAGGAATACGTACTTGCACTCCAGACCTTTTGCCATGTACCTGATTCGGGAGATGATGTTGTCAATCTCAGATGAACCAAAGTGATCATAGAGATAGACTCGGCCACATCCGACCGTGTTCTTGAAGGCTGTCTTAAGTTCTTCCTGAGTGTACACGGTTGTTGGCAGATGGAACTGCTTGTTCGCATCAATGGACATCAGGCCCTGTGCTGTACGTCGGATGCTCTCCTCCATAAAGAGAGCCCCTACATTTTCCTCTGTGTTTTTCAGAATGTGATAGATGATCTCCCTCATGATGGCGCTCTTGCCGATACCAGAGCCTGCCGTAATAGTTACAAGCTCACCACATCGAATGCCGTAGGTTACCTTGTTCAGGTCTTCCCATGGGTAGGAGATCGAGTTGTTCTCAAGTTCAGTCGAGACAAGGTCCCAGACATCCTCGCCTGAGACAATACCATCAGGGGACAGAGGCTTTGCCCTCCACCACTCTCGGGTGAACGAGGCGCTATCCCCGGCCTGTAGATATTCACAGGGGTCCTTACGAGTCATCGGCATGATCAGACACTTACCGATCTCGAAGATTTCGGATAGCTTCTGGGCTGCCTTCTTTCCGGGTTCATCATTGTCAAGGCAGAGAACTACCTTGTCATAAGAGTTAAAGAACTCCAGATTTTTTCTGATGTCTCTTTCAGCACCCTGAGCCCCGGAACGTAGAGAAACGACAGGCCACTTTGAACCAAGCATCTGGTACGTAGCCATGGCATCCAGTTCACCTTCGGTGATGGTAATGTATTTCCCGGTGCCATTGAATAGCTGCTGACCAAAGAGGGTGGCTTGATCAAAACCATGATGGACCTCTTTCTCCGGGCTGATGACAGAGAAGCTCTTGTCAGAACAGACACGCTTCTTGTATGCAACAATCTTCTGCCCTGTCTTTTCATAGAAGGGATAGACATGGGAAATAATACTACCATTGGTATCCTTGGATACCCGGACTCCAAACATTTCTGCTGTTTGTCGATTAATCTTACGATCTGAAATATCAGAGAACTGATAGGCGCTTGTATCGGTACGCCCTTTAGACACAGGTGCTACGTAGTTGTTCATACTGGAGTGCCTCTCTTGGTCAGGGAATGTTATCTTTTCGCAGGAGAAACAGAAGGTCCTGATGGACACATCCCCGTTTGATAACTGATCTTCATAGATTGCATTGGCATCACTGCTTCCACATGATTCACATGGTGAGTGCCTGATGAACTTCGAGTGTGTGACTTCAGCAATTTTAGACATAATTTGAACTACTCAAAGAATCGATGTTCATGGTTGATCTCGATGTCATGGTATTCTCTGTATGTATGCAGAAGATTATTCTTGAATGTGTTGAATTCTCTGGGGGATGCGTAC